GCTGGCACCGACGCCTTAAGGCGTCTTCAGCGGTTTGGATTGGGCTTTTCTCGGTCGCCGCTTGCCCCGGACGCGGGGCACTTTTTAGATGTTACCGAAACAACTTTCGGAAACATATTTAATTTGTTGCTAAAAAGGGGTGGAATTAGCAACATTATATGAGCGGCTTGCTTCGCAGAAGTTTCTAACAGCAGGCACATAAAATATGCGCTATGGCGCATAAATACAGTTTATACGCTAACGCGTATAATTATCATCTTTCGCCCTGCTGGGCGCATATCTTAGAGGACACGGCCACGCCTCTAACGACTCCAACGGCTCGCGTTGGCAATTATGGCCTCCAGTAACAGGAGAGACTTAATGAGTTTATACGAAAACATTCATGCCAAGCGCAAACGTATTAAGGCAGGTTCTGGCGAACAAATGCGGACTCCGGGTACAAAAGGTGCCCCGACTGACAAAGCGTTCCGTGCTGCCGCTAAGACTGCCAAGAAAAAGTAAATAATTGTACAAGGAGCAAGCGGTAACGCTTTCTCATTTTGTAAAAAAGGAGTAACTAAAGATGGCACAGTTTCTGAAAGAGCAAGACATTCTGGATCGTATCAGCCAACCCGGCGGTGCGTTTACCGTTAAGCAAGCCGAAGCCCTCCGGGCAATCTTCATTGCCGTATTGGATGAAGTTGAAGCCGCTGCTGAAGCGATTGAAGACTTGGATGGTCGCGTCGAAGAACTCGAAGACTAAGCCTGTTGGCTAGGAGCCTACCATGTCACTCGATGCCAATAAAAGCAAAAGCGAGCTAGACGTACTTATTGGCATATATGACGCACTATCCGACGTGCGCTCCAAAGTAGCAGAAAATGCTGCCAAGCATCAAATGAGCGCACAGCACATAGCAAAGCTAGAACAAAAGTTAGACGGGATACACCAAAAGATTGAAGCGCTGACAATATCGGAAGCTAAGACTTCAATGAAATTTGGTATTATTACGTTTGTAGCAACGCTGCTTAGCGTTACTGGAATTAACTACGCCCTTAGTGATGCAGAGAGCCGTGTAGTTGGTTTACCGCCACATAAGTACGAAGTGCTAAAAGATGACGGATTAGTTGTATCAGATGACTGATATTAACGAATTTGTAGAAAAGAAAAAGGGAGTCCGCCGCCTAGCTTTAGGTTGGGCGGTGGCTCTTATCACATTTGCGTCTTTAGTTTTGTATACTAGCTTAGACCAAATTACCCCTGCTGTGGCATCAGTATATGGCATTACAGTAGGGATTTTGGGCACGGTAGTAGGAATATACTTCCGTGACCGTCACGACGATGATAGACACTCAAGGAGAGATCATAATGAGCGAAGACAATAAAACAGATTTTCAAGTTAACTACGCTTACAGCAAGGGCGCTACCGAAGAACACAAGGCGGCTTGCACCGAGGCTTTAAGCGTTATCTTGGGCTATGCCCAGACTGACAAGCTAGCTGTTGTTGATTGCTACAGCCGCGCTGCCGTTAATGAAGGCAATACTTTGGTAGAGGATGCAGATCATGGCACCACGACCATTATTGCCGCATTGATAGACGTTGAGGAAGGCCAAGCCATTTTGCCTTTGGCGCAATTCTTTAATGGTGATTCAAGCCCAAATGATAATTTGGTGCCTTGCGTTAAAGTTGAAACGGACGTAAAAGAAGCTGCTACGCAGAGTCCTTCGGAAGCAGCCTAAATGGGAATGTCTGTAGCCGAAAAGCTACTTGCCCGTTTACCCGAAAACTGGCAGGAGCAGATTCTGGGCTTGTATAGCGCAGGATGTAGCGATTATGAAGTGATGCACGAAATGCGCCTTCATAGTCGCCTGTTCCGCCAACTTATGACAGACCCTGAGTTTGCAGAAGTTATTGAGTTTGGTCGTCAAGCCTCTAGGGCGTGGTGGGAAAAGCAAGGCCGCGTTAATCTCCAGAATAAGGACTTTAATGCTGGTTTGTGGCGTATTAACGTGCAAGCACGCCTTGGTTGGAGCGACAAATACTCAGTACACGATTCTAATGATTCGTTTGAAAAAGCACTAAACAACGATGAATTAGAGCAACAGATCGTGGAAAAAATGCGTAAGCTCAAGGTGGTAAATAAAGAAGAAGTACGATGAATAAAAATCCTGTAGATAATATATCAGGTATGTCGTACGATGAGAAGCTACAGCTTCTTAAACTTCTAGAAGAAAAAGAAAACCGCGTATCTGTTGGCGGGCATCTGATGAAGCTGTTTCCCGATGAGGGGCCGTATGCGTGGCACAAATATCCGCGCCACATGCAATTTATCGAAGCGGGCACACGTCATAGAGAACGATTCTTTATGGGCGCAAACCGGGTGGGCAAAAGCGAGCTAGGATGCTTTGAACTTTGTTGTCACTTAACTGGTCAATACCCTAAATGGTGGATGGGCAAGACATTTCGCGGCCCTATTGATGCTTGGTGTGCGTCAGACACTAATGCCACCACACGGGATATTTTGCAGTATAAGTTACTAGGCCCTCCGGGCCAATTTGGTACGGGCCTGCTAGCCGCAGATCGTATTGAAAATGTAAAAATGAAAGCTGGTGTGCCTGACGGCGTAGAAAGCGTTAAAGTCAAGCACAAAGATGGTGGTTGGTCGTATTTAGGCTTTAAGTCGTACGATCAGGGGCGTAAGACCTTTCAAGGTACTGCTCGTCATATAGTTCTGCTAGACGAAGAACCACCATTAGATATTATGGCGGAATGTTTAATTCGTACTATGACCGTAGAAGGCATCGTTATGATTACAGCCACTCCGCTTAAAGGTTTGACGCCGTTGGTACAAGAGTTCTTGGAAACGGCGGAAAAGCCCCACACTGACGATGAGGTACGAGCGTAGTGTCTAGGTACTATGTGCAGTGTGGCTGGGAAGAAGTACCCCACCTAACGCCGGAAGCCATTGAAGAAATGTTAGGCTCTTGTGAGCCTCATTTACGTGATGCGCGTAGCCGAGGTATTCCCGCGATGGGTGCTGGTATGGTTTACCCCGTACAGGAGTCGTTTATTACGGCAGGCGATGAAACTCGCATTAAGCCGTGGTTTAAGCGCTGCTACGGGCTAGACCCCGGATGGAACTACACCGCCGCCGTATGGATGGCGTATGACCCTGACGCAGATACAATCTATGTGTATGATTGTTATTTGCAGGGACAGCGCGACCCAGAGCAACACGCCACGGCGATTATGAGGCGCGATCCAAAAGACCCGCCAATAAAGATTCCGGGAGCAATTGACCCAGCGGCCATTGGTAGTGGGCAGCATGACGGGAAACAAATGCTGACTATGTATCGCAAGGCCGGGCTAAACTTAGTGACTGCTGACAACAGCCGCGAAACTGCTTTCCAGCAGATTTATGGCTATATGTCGGCAGGTAAATTCAAAGTGCTTAAAACGCCTAATACTGACCCGTGGTTTAAGGAGTTTAGGACGTTTATTCGCAACGAGCGTGGTAAAATTAACAACGAGTCTGACTTTCACTTGATGGCTGCAACTCGGTATGCGTTTATGACAGGCTTGCGTATTGCCAAGCCCCTCCCAATGAATCTCGACAGAGAGAACATCGTAGGAAGCAGAGATTATGGTATCTGAAGAACAAATGATGGAAGAATTGGCACAAGAGCCTGAAGCCGAAATGGAGCAGGATTTTAGCGTAGACGCATTAGACCTTGTTAACGTACGCGATTTAGANGAATTTGCTGACGAACGGTTTTTCTCAGAATTTGAAGATGAAAGATTTACTATTGATGAGGAGCTACGTCAAACTCTGCTAGAAGACTTAGAATCAGAGCAGAACAAAGCACACGCCGCCCTTGCTGAGTTGGGCGGTATTCTCGAAAAGAAATTCCGTGAGTTTTCTAATCGTCGGCACCTGAAAGAGCTAGAATGGATTAACGCCATCCTACAGCACTCAGGCCGTCCGTATTCCTACAGCACCACCAAGAAAGAGTTTATCTTTGGCAATAAAGATTTTGAATCAAAGCCTGTAGTAAACATTACCCGCCAGAAAGTTAATCTGGCTGTTGCGCGTATGCGTGATATTCAGTTCCCGTTAGGGGGCGATCACAACTTCCGCATTTTGCCGCATCACGAAGTAGAGACACAGCTAGCAATCGCCTCAGAAGACCCGCAGCAACAAGCCGCCGCACAAAGCGTTAAGGCTGGCGAGTACGAGCGGGCACGCCACATGGAAGACACCATTGTAAATCAATTGGTGCGTTCTCAATACGGTAATAAAGCCCGCGAGTCTATGCGGGACTGGGTATTGTTAGGCACGGGCATTATGAAAGGCCCTATTGTTGACGTAGATCGCCGCAAATTGTACGAAATGGTGCAAACGTCAGACGGCGAGTATGTAGCCGATTTGCAATACTTGCTAGATGAATTTCCTAATTCATATCGAGTAGACCCCAAGTATTTCTTCCCTGACCCAGACACTTTGATTCCTGACGATCTGTGTGAGGCTATTGAGGTACACCCCCTAACCCGCTCTAAGATAATTGAGCTTAAGCACAACCCTGCATTTATTCGCCGTAAGCTAGAAGAAGCCGTTGAAGATGAGCCGGAAGGCATTGCGGGCATTGGCAATCTTAATGAACTGGCGTTTTTGACCACAGATGCCGACCTTAAGAATCGGTACATGGTCAAAGAATACCACGGGCCTATTCCTAAGCAATTCCTGCTCGATTTAGATATTATTAGCGAAGATGAATTTGATGACCCATTGATCGAGCATTATGGTGAGGTCTGGTTTGTCAAAGGCGTAGTCATTCGTATTTCGTTATCGCCCATTGAAGGCTATAGCCGTATCCCCTACCATTTGGTGCCGTGGGAAACTGATGATGGCTCTATCTTTGGGCACGGCATGGCATGGATGATGCGAGATGCTCAGCGAGTAGCTAAGTCTGGCTGGCAAATGTTGCTAGATAACGCGGGCTTGTCATCTGGCCCTCAAATGGTTATTCACCGTGAAATGATCCAGCCTGCCGATGGTAGCTGGGAGATTGCGCCGCACAAACTGTGGTTCTTGACCGAATATGGTCAGAATGTACAAGACGCCTTCCAATTCTTTAACGTACCAAACAACCAGCAGCAGATTGCTAGCGTGGTTGAAATGGCTATGAATTTTGGTGATCTTGAATCAGAATCTCCAATGATTATGCAAAATCTTGTGCCGCAGGCTAATAACACGGCTAGCGGGCAAGCCATGATGCTAACTATTGGCAATGTAACCCAGCGAGATAAATCCCAGATGTGGGACGACTATGTTACCCGCCCATTGATCGAGGGCTATTATCATTGGAATATGCAGTACAATCCAGACCCTGAAATCAAGGGTAATTTTGAGATTGAACTGGCCGGGGCGACTGAAGCCATTGACGCACAAATGAAGGCCCAAGAAGTTGAGCGTATTTTGGCATTGGCAATGCAAAACCCTGAGTATATGCTGCACATTGACGCTAACGAGGCGTTCCGTGAGATTGTAGCAGCTAGCCGTGTTGGCAAGCGCATTATTCGTAGCCAAGAAGAAGCTGAGGCTGAAATGCAGCGCATTGCTGAGGAGCAAGCTAACCAAGGCCCAGACCCAGACGCGGTACGCGCCGAGGCCACCTTAGTCCGTGAGCAAACCCGCCAGCAAGAAACTCAGCTAGAGGCTCAGTTTAAGCAAGCCGAGCTAGAACTGAAACAACGACTGGCGCAAATGGAATACGATAAGGCTATGGCTGAAAGTCAGGCTAAATTGCTAGAAGCGCAGACTAGCCGAGAAATGCAGCTCGTTAAATTGGCAATCGACCAAGAAATGAGTATGCAGAAACTAATGCAAGAGTTTGACCTAAAGACTACAGATCAGCTAACTAAGCTGGCCATCGAAGAATCCAAGATGCAACAGCATCAAGATGATATAGAAATTAGACGTAGACAAGGAACTAATTAATGTTAATTTCTAAAGCCGATATTATCGGGCATCTAGCAGATAGGTTAGATGTCATTGCAAAGCAGTGCGTGGCTAGTCGTGATTTAACACACGACCAGACCCAATATGAGCGTGGGCGTTATGCTGCCCATAAGGAAATCGTTAGTTGGATTGAGACGCACTACTCAGAAAACTAACCATTTAATCCAAGGAGCAATACATGAGCGAAGAGACTCAAAATGAACTTGAGAGTCAAGATGATGTCGTATCTGAAGACATTGACTATGATTATCAAAATGTAACAGACGATCACGCAGATTTATTTAGAGAATTAACCGGGAGTAAAGTTGATGATCCAGAAGATAGTGACTTGGCTGCGGAACCTGTTTTGGACGACGAAGCAGGAGACGATTCAGCCGACGGTGAAACAAGCACCGACGAAACCGAGGAAAGCGCGGAAAGCACCAGCCAAGAAGACCAAGTAAAGGCTGACCAAGCAGTTGAGCAGCTTGGCAATAAGAATTACATTGACCAAGAGCTAATCAACTCAATTGAAGATAAAGAATTACGCCAGAAAATATGGAATCTGGCAAATACCGCCCAAAGCCATTACAACCGAGTTTACGCCAAAGAACAAGAAGTAAACAAACTCCGTAATGAATTAGCGCGGGTAGAGGCTGAGCAAGTGCTTGCTAAGACCCAAGCACAGACAACAGCCCAAGAAAAGGCCGTAGATGAGGCCACAGAAAAGAAGATTGAAAGGCTAAAACAGGACTATCCTGACCTAGCCGACAGCATTGAGGCTATGTTCCAAGTTAAGATTTCTGAGCAGTCAGATCAGCTTAGGGAACTTTTTGACAAGGAATATAGTCCAATAAAGCAGAAAATGCAAGAAGATAGCCGCCAATCCGAGCTTCAGTCGCTCGATCAGGCCGCCGCAGGCATTTTCCGCACTGAAAAAACGGGAGTTAATTACCGAGAAGTAGTAGCTTCCCCTGACTTTCAGACTTGGTTGCAGCAACAAGACGCTAGTATTCGTCAGCTTGCATCCTCAGACAGAGCCGCTGAAGTAATCACAGTCCTTAAAAACTTTGAATACGATTACAGCCGCAAATTTGAGGAAGTGAACGGACAATCGTGGGTTGAGTATGTTGCAAGCCAACGGGAGCAGGCGAAGAAACCGCAGAGTTCTACGAACCCTCAAAACAACCCCGCATCAACCGCCAAAGGCGACCAAATCAAGCAAAAACGCGAAAAGCAACTCAAGACCGCTGTAACAGGCATTAAGCCAAGCCGTCATGCTAGCGATTCGGGTGCGAGCTTAGATTCGGAGTCTTTGTTTAACCATTTCGCAAAACAATCACGCTACGCTAAGTAGCATAACGCAATATAGGAGAATAAAGCATGGTAGCTACTACTTACGCTTCGGTCTCTCAGCGTACTAATGTTTATGCGGAAGTTAAGATGCTTGAGTATGCAGAGCCGATTCTGGTTCTTGAGAAGTTCGCAGACGTCAAGCCGCTTCCGAAAAACAAGGCTGAGTCCATTTCATTCCGCCGCCCCATTCCGTTCAACGTTGAGCCGTCTGAACTGGTAGAGGGTGTTACCCCACCTGCAACCCAAATGGCTTATGAGGACGTCGAAGTCCGCATGGGTCAGTACGGTTCCGTCGTTGAGATTTCAGACCGTGTTAACGATCTGGTCGAAGACCCCGTGTTGAACGACGCTGCCCGTATGGCTGGTGAGCAGGCTGCTGAAACCAAGGAACGTATTTGCTGGGGTGCTTTCCGCGCTGGCACGAACGTTACCTATTCACCAACCACGGCTTCTGCCCGTAACCAAGTTGTTGGCCCGATCAACCTGAACATTCAGCGTTCTATCACCCGTTCTCTGCACGAGCAACGCGGTAAGTACATCACTGAAGTTCTGTCGTCTAGCCCCAACTTTGCTACCGAAGCTGTGCGTCAAGGCTTTGTGGCCGTTGGTCACACCGACTTGGAAGCCGACATTCGTGGTTTGGCTGGCTTTGTCCCGACCGAAAGCTATGGTCAAGTGAAGCCCCTGCACGAAATGGAACTGGGTAAAGTGGAAAATGTCCGCTACGTCCTGTCTCCAGTGTTGGAACCATTCCGTGGCGCTGGCGCCGCTGTTGGTGCTAACCCTGTGCTGGGCACGGGCGGCAACGCTGACGTGTATCCGATCCTGTTCATGGCTCGTCATGCCGTTGGTGTGGTTCCGCTAAAAGGTGCTGGCTCTATGAGCCCGCGTATTATCAACCCCGATCAGATTGACAAGAGCGACCCTCTTGGGCAGCGTGGCATCGTTGGCTGGAAAATGTACTTTGCAGCCTTGATCCTCAACGAAGCATGGATTAACCGTGCTGAAGTTGCCGCTACTGATCTGCTGGCTTAAGGAGAAACATTATGACTGACGTTATCTCACAATGGGCCAAAGCAACTCGTCCGACGGGTCAAGAATCACCTTACCGTTCATCTGCCTTGGCCTTGGGCCGTGGCGCACAAGCTGAACTGAAGATTGATCTTGACATTGCCGAAGACAACCTCGGTGCTAACGACGATTGGTACTTTGCACGTTTGCCTGAAGATGCAATCCTTGACGGTGCTTTCTTGACCGTTGATGACCTCGACGACGGCACTGATCTGGAACTCCAGATTCGCGCTGACGACGGCACCACGGCCAGCAACTTGCTGTCCGCTGCATCTGAAATTGGTCAAACTGGCGGTACTGCTTTCGCCAATGCTAACCTGCCGTACATCGGTGGTGACGGCCCCGTAGAAGTGTACGCTCGCGTCACTGCTGCTGCTGACACCGCTAAAGCAGGTAAGGCTACGCTGACCTTGCGCTTTAGCCGCGCTTAAGTAAGGCCCAAGTCCTCGCCCCTTCGGGGGCGGGGCATTTTATGTCAAAGACTATAGGAGATTTAGCATGAATCGTGCAGATTTAGAACAATTTGATAAAGACAAATTAATTGCAATTGCAAACAATGAATACGGCTTAGACGTAGACCGCCGGTTCAATGAAGAAAAGTTAATCTCGCTGATTTTGTCTCACGCAGCCAAAGGTAAGCCAGATAACAAATTCACAGGGTTTGCAGATGAAGACGGTATGTTTATCGTACCTCCGGGCGGTGCTGTTGTAGAAATTCAAACCAATTCTACCAACCCGTACAAGCGCCCTGTGCCAATTGGCGTTAACGGTCGGTTTATTTATGCTCCTGTCGAGCGCCCAATCGCCATTGCAGCCAAATATCTTGAAGTTCTTAGAAACGCCGTGCGAGAAGAAACCATCCAAAAGAAAGATGAGCAGGGCATCCTAAGAACATATTACAACACAAAGTCTAGTTACCCGTTTTCGATCTTGTATCATAACAAGACGGATAGCACGCAGAAGGTGTCGGTGTAATTAGCACATTTGGAATGTGTTAATGAATTTTATCCAACTCGTTCAAAAAGCAATACGGTATAGCGGCGCACGAATTGATGCGCCGTCTTCCGTTTCTGATGCAACTGGCCTAGCCCGCGATTTTGTTGATTATGTTAACGATGCGTGGCGGGATATTCAGATGGAGCGCCCTGAGTGGTATTTCCGCACAAAAGCCATTGAAGTAGACTTGGATAAGTCAATCCTTGAAAAAGGGCAAAAGCTGTCCCGCACGGCAATTACGCCACCGTCTTCTGGGTCATGGAATTTTATTTCTTTGTATAATGTTCATATTGTTGACCCTGATGACGAGCGGGATCAGCCTACCCCCCTGCGGTTTGTGCCGTTTAACTTTTACTACAGCCGCTGGGGCAAGTCTGAAGCGCAGCTAGACGCTAACGAAAACATTGAGCAGGAAGGCCGTCCCCAACGCTTTACCATTGCCCCTACTGGCGAAGTCTGGATTAACCCTATCCCAGATAAACGATATGTAATGCACTTCTTTGGCCCTAACCGCGTCCAGCAGCTATGCGATGATTGCGATGAGCCATTCTTCCCGCCAGAATACCACGACATGATCGTGTGGCGAGCCATTCGTGACTGGGCTATGTACCAGCAAGACTCCGCCATGATGGAAAAGGCGCGTATCCGCTACTTGCCCCTCAAAAAGTCGCTCGACTCTGAGTACCTTTCCCAAATTACCCTTAAAACGGGTCAATTCTACGAGCATATTCGCTAATGTCAATGGGTATGGCCAATCCGGAGATGTTCCCTAAGCCAGAGGCGCTTACGGTGCCTTTGACGGGCGGACTTGATTTTATCTCCCCCAAAACTCAGGTAAATCCCGGCTCCCTCCAAGAATGTATGAACTATGAGGTAGCTCGCGAGTCTGGCTATTTGCTATCACGCGGCCTTATGACCTACTCAGGGCGATCTTTACGTGCAACTAATACCTACCTACTGGGTAAGGTACAAGGCACCGTAGGATCGCCTCAGATTTATACTGGCGGCATTTACACTATTGAAAACCAAGCATCTAGCCAGCAGGCTAAGATTAAGGTGTATTTGCTAGACGGCACTGACCTGTACTTTCAGGCAATTGAAGGGCCGATTGGGGAGGTTACAGAAAGCCTGTTTTTCGTGTACCCTGATGCAGATGATACATCTGAGTATTACGAAGTAGATGGGGTAGAGCGGTCAGAGTATGCCACTACGAATGAATTTATATCTAAGTTTGAATTAGTCAATTCTAATTTAGCTGGTGGGAACGATACCGTACCGGGCACAGGCCCGATTAATGTATTGTTTGAATTAAACGATAAAGTTTATGCTGCCCGTGATTTGTCAAACGGCACAGGCTCTCAGCTATACACTACTACTGATTTAGAAGAGTTAAGCCAAGACGCGGATTGGGAAGTGGTAGATATGGGCTTTACGCTGCCCTACAAAGAAGGCCGCACCCGTCCGTTTACGCTAGCCGATTCTCAATTCCTTGACGAGCCGTTGCCTAGCTCTGCTAGTGTTAGCGCCCGTCCTGCACAGCGTGTGCGATCTGAAGTGTATACAGGCGCAGCAGAGTCTTTGGGCGGCGGCACCACGACCAACATACAAGAAAATCAAATTGCATGGCAGACTATCAATAATGCCTTAGATGACGCAGGTGGGACGGGAAACAATACCTCTACGCGAGGATTTGTTGCATTAGGCTCTGCTGCTGTCGCTGAGGAGTTTCGCGTTACGCAAGCGCTGCGTTTTACTAACTTTGACATTGGGCGTGACCAGCCCAGCACAGCCGAAGTTACAAATATCTCTGTTAGCGTACTATATGAACATGCACATACGTCGCAGTTTCCCGCGTTTGATGCCCAAAAGAAAGCAGCGATGCTATCTGCCCGTTTGTTAGGCGTCGGTTCTAGCGTAAACAAATCTACACAAACAATTCGCACTGCTGCAAACAACTTTGGTGCCGATCCGCAGACGGGTAAAATTTTAGAAACCCTATCAGACACCCCCGCTAACTGGGGCGTTCCTAATATCACCCGTGAGCAGCTATTTAGTGACGCATTTGGTATTGAGTTTGTATTTGCCCATGCTAAAGGCGCAGACTTAATGGATTTCTTCTATGGCGCGTTTACCAAAGTCTATTGGGTACGCATTTCGGTTTCTTTGTCTGACAGCACCGAGGAAGTGTTCTTTTACGACCCAGTAAACTCGGTAGATGTTGCTAGCGCTAAGGTAGCCGAACTAACACAGCTAGAAGGCTCGTTTGCATCTAACAATTCAAAAGGATTGTACACGCTGTATGAAACCAGCGGCACGATTGGTAATGTAATTGCAGACCTAGAGGTGCGCAGCCTTGCAAACGGCGACGGGACATTATTAGCGCTCACAGATGGCGGTGTTACGCAGAACTTACTGCCAACATCGGCGCAGATGGCTGAAGAAGACAGCTTTTCACAGACAATCAAAGGTAATTTTTCTGCCGACCCACGCCGAGAGGCTATTTATGGTGTTACAGGCGCTGGGCCTGCGTTTAGTTTTAACGGCACGTATTTCCACTTTATTCGTGCCCCAATCCCAGAGGCGGCGGATAAACCGCGCCATATTGCTGAGCATGAAAGCCACCTAGTATTGGGCTTTAACTCAGGCTCTATTCTGCTTAGCGTACTTGCCGATCCAACCAACTTTTCAGGAGTTGAAGGCGCATCAGAATTTGGTTTTGGTGACAATGTTACGGATTTGCTACCATTAGTAGGCTCAGCCCTTGGCGTAATGTGTAAGCAATCAGCCCACGCGCTAGTGGGTAATACCATTGATAATTTCACTACACAAAACATATCTAAAACATCTGGTGCATTAGAATATAGCTCTGCTATTATAGGCCAGCCGTTATATGCAGATTTTCGTGGCATTGCCACGATTGAGGCAACACAGCAATATGGTGACTTTACTGCGGGGCGATTAAGCCAAGCTATTACGGACATATTGCAATCTCGTTTGCAGGAAGTATGTGGATTCTGCGTTAACCGCGAAAAACTTGTATGCGCTATGCCTGTACGTAGCCGCAACCAATACCGGCTATTCTTTGCTGACGGCCTGATTGTAACACTGACCCTAGCGGGCACAGATGACATGTCACCCATGTTTACTACCCAAAACTACGGGTGGGATGCCAGCAACCCAGAGCGATTAAACAATCAATATGTGCCTACTGCCGCGCTTAGCACCGTCCTTAGCAACGGCAGTGAGCTAAATATGATCGGCTCTAAAGACGGCAAAATATACATTATGGATCAGGGTACTGGTATTATTACCAAAGATGGCATTGAGGAATATGACGCCATTTTGACGCTAAATCCCTTTAATGGTGGCCAAGCGCACTCAAATCTTAAGTATAACGAATTGATGTTGCACGGTAAGACCGGCGGTAAGCAGGAACTTATTTGCACATCTGGGGTCAATTATTTAGTACCTAGCCCCAACACCACCGAAGACAAGATTATTATGGGTGGTGATTCATTTGGGTTCTTTTTAGATCGTATTCCGCAGAAAAAGTCAACGCACCTGCCGAATGTAACTGCTGGATTTAGTCTTAAAGTTAGATCAAAAGCCGACGGAAACGTGCCGCATATTCTACAAGCGGTTACATTTAGACCAATTATGCTAAGCGATCAAGGCGTGGGACAGAAGCGTTCGTCACCGCCTCCGGCGCCAGCAATACTGTAATTTAGAGGATTACTATGCAACAACAAGGCCCCGTGCAAACAGAAGCCGAATACCAAGGCAAATTTGGGCAGACTAATCCTGCGGACGACCAACGGACTGGCCCTGTTACTACCCAGCCAGTTACTGTAGACCCAAATGCCCCTACGTCGCCGCCTCGGCAACCGCCCCCACAAATGCCCCAGCAAGGTGGGTTTCCGGGCGTGTATACCCCACAATATACCCCGGTTGGTTTACCGGGAGTCCCTACTGTTGGTATGCCTCAAGCTCCGCAAGCGGCGCAAGTGGGCCTTCCTCAAGCGCCCGAATCCTATCAAGTCGAGCGCCCTGATTTTGAGCGCCCCGACATTGATTATAGCCAGTTTGATCCGCATACCCGTGATGTAGGCCAGCAAGAGCTAGTGGGCACACAGCTACAGCAGTTGCTGGAATCTGAAAGCCCTTATATGCAGCAAGCTGCTTTAGCGGGCCAGCGACAGGCTGCAACGCGAGGCTTGTTAAGCTCTAGCCTTGGCGCAGGCGCGGCACAAGCTGCTGCCATTCAAGCCGCCTTGCCGATTGCCGCTGCCGATGCGCAGACGTATTCTCGCGTAGCTTCTGAAAATGCGGCTGCTATTAACCAAACTAATATCGCCAAATTGCAATCTACTACGCAAATGGCCTCTACCATTGTGCAGGCTTCAGCCGCTATGGCGCAAGCCCAACTGTCGGCGCAAACCGCGCTAGACACGCAGGCAATGGCAGGGCAGACGCAATTGTTAGGGGCGCAATTAGGGGCGCAAACACAGCTACAAGCACAGCAAATGGCTGGTGAAACTCAGTTAGCCTCTGCCCAATTGGGCGCACAAACCCAGCTAACGGGCATTGGTATGCAGGCGCAGGCAGGCGTAAACTTGGCGCAAATTCAAGGCCAAATTCAAGCCGATATTGCCCAGATGAACATTCAGGCGCAGCAACAGTCGCAGCAATTCATGGCAAGTCACGACCAGATGATGGAAATGCAACGCCAAACTGGTCGTGTAGAGCTAGCTAACCTAGACTTTGGTTTTCGCAATGCGCTTATGGAAGCAGGGTTTCAGCATGATTTTGACATGAGCGCTTTGTCACAAGAACAGCGTATTGATCTGCAAAACCTCGCACATGCGCATGGGCTAGAGCAAATTGGTTTCCAAGGTGACGTACAAGCATTTCTAAACAACCAGCAAATTCAAGGCGGTTTGCAAGCTGCGGCTTTACAAGGTATGCTTAACGGTGTAACCGCAATTGGTATGAGCGAAGCGGATTCTGCCGCACAACAAGCCGGCATTAGAAACTTTTTTAGTGCTGTTAATGAAATTATGAATTTGCCTTTTCTTGGTAACATAGGGCCAGATAGCCCATGATTGAGGTTCGCGTAGCGAAGCCAAAAGACATACAAGCCCTTACAAAATTTGCAGTTAAAGTAAAAGACAATAAAAACTTAATGCCAGACATGCCGCTAGTGCCTGAGCATTTTGCGCATTGGATTACAGATTGTATTATGAGTGCGGGGGTTGTGGTGTTTGTGGCCGAAGACAACGGCACTATCTGTGGGTTTATTGTGATAAACGAGTCAGCCTGCCCGTGGAACCACACGATTAGATTTGGTGTTGATTTAATGTTTGTAGCAGAAAAGGGTGGCTTAAAGCTAATCAGAACTGCAAAAGCATTAGCAAAGAAAAAGAATTGGGATAAGCTCATTTTAACCACATCTACTAACAATGAGCGTAGCGATAAATTAATGAATAAGCTGGCAACGCAAGTCGGCGGTGTATATGAACTATCGAGGTAAACTATGAGTTCTATCAAACGAGGCGTCCGCAAAGTCTTTAGAGGCGCAAAACGAGTAGTCCGTAAGATTGCAAAGCCTGCCCTAGTTGTGGGCGCGATCTATTTGACTGCTGGATTAGCTACTGGGTTTGCTCCTATGGCTGCTGGGTCTGGTTTGCCCGGATTCTTAAGCTCCGTGGGAACGACTATTGGCAATGGCGCTAAGGCTCTTGGCGGCGCATTAGGATTTGGGGGTGCCACTGCCCCGGCGGTGGGCGCTGGTAATTTACCCGCCAGCCTACAAGCCGCTACTTATGCTAGCGCGGCTACGCCCGCCGCTACAGCCGCCGCACAATCCTCTGGAATTTTAAGCGGCGTAGGCGGGTTTTTAAGTAAAGCAGGAAAAGCCTTTACAAGCCTAAGCGATCCTGTTCAAACCGCTATTCTTACTGGCGCAAGTAATGCGCTACAAGGCGCTGCTGCACGTAAAGAAGCCCGACGCCTAGAGCGCAGAGAAGACGAAACTGGCCTATTCGGCGCCCGCCGTCGTGGTGGCGGTGGTCTTATTGAGGGCGATTTTGGCGCTGCCGTTAGGGCTGGGTTTGGACTAGACGCCGCCCCAACTACAGCATCTGCTGGGCTATTAGAAGCCGCGCCTATGCCTGAGTTTAGGGACTTTGATCCGCGCCAGCAAGAAGAAGAAGAAATTGGAACCTTAGCTGGTGGCTTTGGGCTTGAGCGGGGCTTACTGGCTCAATCTCAGGCAAACATGCCGCAATTCGTATAATACGGAGCAGATAATGCAAGACGCAATGATGAATGAAATGGGTGGTTTGCTAGGGCCAGAAATGGGTTCCGAAGGCATGTCTGACGTTGATATGGCCGTTGATGAGGCAGCTATGATGGGCGGCATGGAAGATATGGGCTTTGGGACAGAGATGGCATCTGAGGAAGAACACATGATGCTAGAGCAAATCATGGACTTTATTGAAGGTGCTATTCACGGCCAAGCCACAGAACAGCTAGTTGAAATTATGCGGCAGCATCCCGAAGCCTTTGAGGGCATCGCGCAAGCATCTAACGCTGTTATCGTTGCGTCATACATGAAAGGTAATGAGGCTGGCCTTGAGCAAGACCCTGACATTTATCTAGCCGAAAACGGTGTAGTGCAAGAGACGGTTGAGCTTATGTGGGAATTGGCTACTGCTATTGACATCGTAGACGAAGATGACGACGATCTGCTAACCGCCGCATATTTGGATACGATGAAGTTACTTGGTGAAACCTTGCTAGAAGGCGAAAACCCAGAAATCCTTGCTTCTGCCCAAGAATTGCTAATGGAAATGGAATTAGATCGGCCTGTAGAGGCTGATGAATACATGGATGAAATGCCCTATGATGACATGATGGGCGCTGACATGATGCAGGGTGGTCAGCAAATGGGTATGGGCGAGCCGGGTATGCCTGCTGGCGGCGGGATGCCTGCGGGNGGTATGCCCCCTATGGGATATTAAGGAATAAGATATGTCATTACTTGATTTTGCAATGGATTTTGGTGCAGGCGCTACGGCGTCGTTAGCGCAATCTAAAGCCGAGGAGCGCAAGTCTCGCCTAGAGGAGCAGCGACAAGCTAATCTAACGCGGCTTAAGGCGCAATATAAGCGGGATGAGGCCACAGAGCTAGAAGAACGCCGACGCCAAGCAGTAGGCGACCCTACTGAACTGTTTGCTTTAACGGGCGATATACGAGTGCTAGCGTCAGAAACTGAAACGTTGGGCACGCTAACTAACTTCCTTGATCCGACAACCAATAAAATTATAACCCTAGATGAGAAGGATCCTGAGCATCGTGAGCGCATTGAACGAGAAGGTTTGTTAAAAACGTCGGTAGTGCAACGTGAAGGCGGTGTAGATTACTTTCAACAAGACGGGCGTCAATTTGAGCGAGATCGAATTACCGGCGAGACGCGGCAACTGTTTCGTGGCCAATGGATTCCCGCTGATCCAGAAGCGGCTAGGGCGGCTGTTGAAAGGCCTGAGCCACCAAGTGATCTTGTGCGCGAAAGCATCGGTGATCCACGATTGTATGATTTTGATATTATCGGAACAGGCCCCGGCCCTGTAAACAGAACAGTAGCTGCTATTGCCAGAATTCCAGTGCTTGGTCAAATTGCTTATTCGTTAAACCCGGAGTTTGCGGGTGATGAGCGGTCTGCTAGAATAGCCCTAGAAAGTTTGTATTCTCAAATTCGTAATGCTACGGCTAGGACTTTGCAAGAAGGCGGGCGCTTAAGCAATTTAGTATTTGAGCTTGTTGATAAACAAATTCCTAATAACGGGATTTTTTCTACAGCCGAAGCGCTTGACGCCGACTTAAATGAATTGTACAGCATTTTATTTGAGCAATACCAAGCAGAGTATAGGGTTATGAACGATCCGGGAGTAAACCCCGCCAGAAATAGAGAAGCTGAAGATTATGTTACCAACATGGGGCCTGCTTTGCAAAATCTTGAAGGGATTATATTAACTAGAAACTTTGCCCAAACTACAGTAGATAATAAACCTATTGCTAATTATTCTAACGAAGATTTGCTTGCTATTATAAATGATGACGATAAGCCACTAAGTCAGCGGCAAATTATAACAATTCAGCGCTTTCTTAATTTACAAGGCATTAGATAGTGGAAACATTAGATGACATTGTAAGCCGCCGGTTGCGCAATTTACAGGCGCAAGATGAACAAGAGCAAGAAGACGAGCTGTCTAGAGAAGCGCCGTTTAGTCTTGCCGATTTGGTGGAGCGCCGATTGCAAACCGCCCCTGTTGCTGTAGAAGGCGAACGCGCTCCAGATGTGCTTAGAGCCGCTGGTAGGGGCTTTTTATCAAGTGTAACTGGTGAGCCTATTAGAGCGCTAACGGGCCAAGAAGCTACGCCTATTACGGATATACCAGAAGGCTCCTCTGCGAGGATGGCGTTTAGGGCAGGTCAAGCCGTAGGAGATTTTCCTGCAACAGCGTTGGCTCGTCCATATTTTCTTCCCGAATCGGCCATTAGCGAAGATTTCGCTCAAAGGCAGGAACAACAACGGCTAGAGCAAGAGCAGCAAAGAATATCGCTAGGAAGACCTCCGGGCGTACTGCAAGCTGCTAGGGCGGGCCTTGACACAAGTATAATTAACTGGCATATTGACCCTCAAATTAATTACGAAGATTTGCCAGTAAAATCAGCGCAACGCCTTGCGTTTCTGGGCGGGCGTACTTTAGGAGATGTGGCTCCCGGCTTGTTGCTTGGAACCGGGCCTTTAGTAGGCGCCGCTCGCGGCGTTAGCACGCTGCCTGCTGCTGAGCAAACCTTTGCACGACAAATGGTGCAACCAATGGTGCAATCTTTTGCACAAAACCCGTTGCGCCATGCCCAGTACGAACTAGGCGCGGTAGCAGGGGCGGTTCACGGAAGGATGGCTGCGGAAGCTCTATTCCCCGGCCATGAAGGGCTAGGTTATGCGGGCGAGATTGTAGGGGCAATTATAAACCCCGTTGGCGTTGGTGTCGGTTTGTTTGCCTCTGGTAACAGCGCTGTTCGTAGTGTGGTACGAATGACTAAAGCCGGCCAAAAAGCAGATGCGGCACAAATTGTACAGCAAATAGCTAAGGACTTTAACGAAAATCCTACTGAACTTGCTGCCTTTATTCGAGAAGGCGCGGACTTACCAATTCCAGTTGGCGCACAATTAAACAGCCCCACACTAGCGGCTGTACATAATACGCTTGCTAGACGACATCCCGGATTTAGACAAACAACAGCGGATCAAGTACAAGACGCGTACAGAGATATTAACAGGCAAATAGATGCTTTATATGCTGCGGGGCAAAACAACCCGCAAGCACTCCGCGTAGCGGCTGAGGCTAGACAAAAACATTTTGAAAATGATGTGCTAACGCCGATGCTTGACGAAGCGCGTCAAACCGCTAATACAAGAATTGCTCGTATGCGAAACGCCACGACGCCACAAGAGGCTCAGGCTATTCAGGCGGAAAACTCGCGAATTGTAAGTGAGGAATTGCACGCCTCGTTACTACAGGCACGCACTATTGAAAGTGAAATGACGGATATCGCTTTAAGGCGCTTAGAGCAAATTGGAGAATCTGTTCCAAGCAACTGGGCGCGACGCACTTCTGAAATTGTAGACAATATCAGCAACGAAGCAATACCGGGCGAAATCTCTGTAGATGAAATGGCCTCAAGGATATACGGTAGTGAAATTGGCCGCTCGTTGTTGTCTACTTTGGAGGCAGACCCATCGCCTAGAAAATTGTGGAACTTAGGAAAATTGGCAGGAAAAAGAGCCGCTACCGCTAGATCAGGTGGCGATTTTGAGCAAGCTCGTGAATTTGAATCTTTACGGCGAACAATTCTTGACGATGTGTACGACCTAGACACCCCCGCTCTTGAGGCGGCTAGGGTGTTTTCTCGCGCACTTAACGACACCTATCGGCGGTCATTTGCTAGAACCGCACTGCCGCGTACGGAAGCTGGGCAAGTGGCTTTGGCTCCAGAACAAATACTAGATCGAGCCGTATCTCCCGGAGGCACCCGCGCCGCCGCTAACCTGCGTGATTTACGCAGCGCAGTTGCGTATTTAGGCACTGATGAAGCCGTACTTAGAGCAGAACTCGCCGGTCGGTCGCAAGAGGCGTATTTGCGTTCACGCGCTAGTGAATTGGTAGACCCCGATACGGGCCGTATAAGCCAAAACAGATTAGACGCATTTATGACTAGAAACGCATCTGTGCTAGAGGATTTCCCACAACTTAGGGATCAACTAGGTTCGGTGCGAGAAACTGAATTGCTGGTAAACAGACTAGCACGTGCAGACGATTTAGTAAGCAAAAATGTAGCCAATATGGAAACCTTTGGCCGCTTAATTAATTCGGAAGACCCCGCAAAAGCGGTTGGTCAAATTCTGCAAAATAACCCAGAGCAAGAAATGCGCCGACTTGCCGCATTAGCTCGCCGCTTTGGTACGGATGAGCGGGAGCTAATTCGCGGACAGCGCAATCCCGCAGTTGAAGGATTAAAGGTAGCCATACTAGATAATGTATTTCAAACTTCTCGCGCCGCAGATGGAGTTTCCTTTTCCCGCGTAGCACAAACGCTTAACACGCCCTTAGCTCGTGGGCAAGATTCTTTGCTTGAGTTAATGATTAAAAACCGCGTGATTAACCGCCAAGAAGCGGATCGTATGCAAAATATGATACTACGCGGTGTTGAAATTGAAATGGCCACTAATAACGCCACTACATTAGATGATTTTAATTCGCTAATGCCCCCGATGTCAATGATGACTGACCTTGTGGCGCGGGGCATGGGTTCTGTTGGGGCTACTAACGTCGCTAGACGCCTTGGTGCGCTTTCTTCCGGCAATGCAGGCCCTAGCCTTATTATTGCAAGAGGGGGTTCTAAAGCCACGCAAAAGCTGTTAGGGCTAGACCCACAAAAGAAAGTGTTTGACATTATAATGGAAGCCCAGACTAACCCGCAACTATACGCGCAACTTATGGAAATGCCTGTTAATACCCCGCAGCAGGCTACTCATGCTTTGCGTACAATTAATGGCCCTTTGTTTGCGGCTGGCGTCTCGCCTAGATTCTTAGAAGAAGAATTTGAATTTATTTTAGGTGGGTACACGTCTATGTTTGAACAAGAAGAAGGTCAAGAATAAAAATGGCACAATTACCTGAAATGCCGCCAGAGGCGGAAAACGAAGAAAGCCAACGCGGCACTATCTTACCGCGTTTGCGCCGTATGCTAAGCCGTGACCGCAGGCCGCCTGATGTATTACCTCCCATTCAGGAAATGGAAGGATATGACGAGGAGCCAGTCGTACCGCAAGAGCAGGCTGATCGCATGTACTTTGAGAGCATGGGCCGTGATATTGAGGGATTTGATGTAGATGAATTTATTAATCTAGGTCAGCCTAAGCCCCCAACTGAGCCAGAAGAGCCACAAAGCGCTATTACGCCTAATTTAGTAGATGCTATTGTGCAGGTAGAATCATCTGGCAGATGGGATGCGGTTAGCTCACAAGGCGCTGTAGGCTTAATGCAAGTACGCCCGCAGTTTGCTGTACGCCCCGGCTTTGGCGCTAAGAACGTGTTTGAAGTAGCCGAGGAAATGGGCGTAGATGTAGGCGGCGTTAAGCGTAATTCAGAAGGCGCACGGCATTTGCTATTTGACCCAGAAGTTAACCGTGCATACGGTAGGCAGTATTTACAAGCATTATACAATGAATTTGATAATAATGTAGATCATGCCTT